GTTCTGCGAGGAGCACTACAAAAACTGCGAGATCTACCGCATGGTGATGGACGCGCGGTATGAGGAGGACGAGTGATGCTTTCCGACTTTGAGATAATCACCCACAAATTCCCGGACAGGCCGGACCTGCACCTCTACGCCATCGGCGACGTCCACCTGGGCGCGCAGGAGCACATGGAGCGGGAGTGGAAACACTTCTGCGACCGCGTGATGGAGGACAGGAACGCAAGGATTATCCTGCTGGGAGACCTGATGAACTGGGGACTCAAGAACAGCGTGACCAATGTATACGCCGAGACCATGCGGCCCAGAGAGCAAAAGCGCATCATGGCGGAGATGCTGACGCCGCTGAAAAGCCGCATCCTCTGCGCCGTGCCGGGCAACCACGAGAGGCGCGGCATGAAGGAGGCCGACGATGACCCCACCTACGATATCATGTGCAAGCTGGATCTGGAACACCTCTACCGGGAGAGCATGGCCGTGGTGCGGATCCAGATGGGCAGACAGGAGGCGCACGGAGAGACCAACCCCACGTACTGCATCGTGGTGACCCACGGCGCGGGCGGCGGGATGCTCTCCGGCGGCGTTATCAACCGCAACGAGCGGTGGGGCTACGCCATCGACGGCGCCGACATGATCGTGGTGGGACACTCCCACAAGCCGATGCTCAGCCAGCCGGCAAAGCTCAAGATCGACCCGCACAACGGGAAGGTGGCGGTGAAACCGTTCAAGGTGCTGGTGGCGACATCGTGGCTCAACTACGGCGGATACGCCGCACAGAAGATGCTGCTGCCCGCCAGCCACGCACGGCAGGTCATTACGCTGAAGGGAAAGCAGAAGGAGATCCGCGTGGAGATGTAACTGGTGACAATACGTCACCGATAGAGAGGAGGTGGCTGCATGGCGATTGACTGGCTGGCCATCAAAACAGACTATATCACCGGCGCCGGCAGCTACCGGCAGCTGGGGGAGAAATACGGCGTCAAGAAGGACACCATCTACCGCAAGGCAAAGACGGAACAGTGGGCGCGACAGCGCGACAGACAGCGCGACACCGTCGAGCGTCGCACGCTGGAAAAATCCGCTGAAAAAACGGCGGAGAAACTGGCCGAGTCCTACAGCGAAGGAGCCGCCCAAAAGGCACGGATCAAGAACACACTGCTGGAAATGGCAGAGAACTGGCTGGCTGAACAGGACGGCGTGATTCGGGACATGAGCGACTACCGCAAGCTGGTGCAGTGCTGTCTGGACATTCTGGCAGATGCCGACAGCGGCAGCGAGCGGAGCGTCCGGGTGACCATGGACGGGGAGGCTGGCGAATATGCCGACTGATACGCTGGTCATCGGAAAGCCCAACGCCAAGCAGGCCATGTTCCTCAAGGATACCCACCGGCACGTGGCATACGGCGGCGCGCGAGGCGGCGGCAAATCCTGGGCCGTCCGGGCAAAGGCAAAGCTGCTGGCCCTGCGCTGGCCCGGCATCAAGATCCTCATCGTGCGCAAGAGCTACAAGGAGCTCATCAACAACCATGTGGTGTTCCTGCGGCAGGAGCTTCACGGCATTGCCGCCTACAACAAGACCGACAAGGAGTTCCTCTTCGGCAACGGCTCCACCATCTCGCTGGGCTACTGCGCCAACGACAGCGACCTGGACCAGTACCAGGGCGCTGAGTACGACGTCATATTCATCGACGAGGCGGGACAGCTCCGGGAGGAGTGGATCAAGAAGATCAACGCCTGCGTCCGCGGCGTCAACGGTTTTCCCAAGCGCACCTACTACACGCTCAACCCCGGAGGACCGGCACACGGCTATTTCAAGCGGCTGTTCATCGACCGGCGCTTCGAGGGCGACGAGAACCCGGAGGACTACTCCTTCGTGCAGGCGCTTGTCACAGACAACACGGCGCTGATGGAGACGCAGCCGGAGTACATCGAGCAGCTGAAGACCCTGCCGCCCCATCTGCGGGAGATGTGGCTGGAGGGGCGCTGGGATATCTACGAGGGACAATTCTTCGAGGAGCTGAAGGACGACCCCGCCCACTACCGCGACAGGCAGTGGACCCACGTCATCGACCCCTTCGACATCCCCAGCGGGTGGAACGTATACCGCTCCTACGACTTCGGCTATGCCAAGCCCTTCTCCTGCGCCTGGTGGGCCGTGGACTATGACGGCGTGATCTACCGCATATTGGAACTTTACGGCTGCACGGATACCCCCAACGAGGGCGTGAAGTGGACGCCGGAGAAACAGTTCGCCGAGATCAGCCGCATCGAGCATGAGCATCCGTGGCTCAAGGGACGTACCATCCGCGGCGTGGCCGACCCGGCCATCTGGGACACCAGCCGCGGCGAGAGCATCGCCGAGACCGCCATGCGTGCCGGCGTCTTCTTCGACAAGGGCGACAACGAGCGCATCCCCGGCTGGATGCAGGTCCATTACCGGTTGGCCTTCGACGAGGAGGGCTACCCCATGATGTATATCTTCCGGGGCTGCAAGGCGTTCCTGCGGACCATGCCGTTGATGATGTATGACGAGCACAAGCCGGAGGACCTGGATACCGACCTGGAGGACCATGTGGCCGACGAGGTGCGCTATTTCTGCATGTCGCGGCCGATCAAGCCGCGCGTGCCGGTGACAAAGAAACCGATCTTCTCCGACCCGCTGGATCAGTTCGGCGGCGGGCGGCATGACAGGATATAGGGAGGAATGGGAATGGAAGAGAACAAGACCGTAATGACCGAGGAGGCCGTGGCGCAGCCCATCGGCAAGGAGCAAGTGCGCCGCGCCATGGAGACCCTGCAGAAATACAAGGCGGGCAAGTACAACCTGGAGCAGCGCATCATCGAGAATGAGCAGTTCTGGAAGCTGCGCCACTGGGAGCGGATGAAGGGGAAGGACGCCAACCCCCACGATCCCCGCTTTGCCAGCGGCTGGCTGGTCAACGTGATCCTCAACCGTCACGCCGACGCCATCGACAACTACCCGGAGCCCAACTGCCTGCCCCGCGCCGCAGACGACGAGGACGAGGCCAAGAAGCTGACCAAGATCCTGCCCGTCATCCTCAAGCAGAATGACTTCGAGCAGACTTACTCCGACTGCTGGTGGTACAAGCTCAAGGCCGGCGCCGCCTGCTACGGCGTGTTCTGGGACAGCGGCAAGCTCAACGGCCTGGGCGACGTCTCCATCCGCAAGTGCGACCTGCTGAACCTGTTCTGGGAGCCGGGTATCACCGATATCCAGAAGAGCCGGAACCTGTTCCACGTGGAACTGGTGGACAACGACGTGCTGGAGGAGACCTACCCCCAGCTCCGGGAGCAGCAGAGGGCCAACCTCGGCGTCGTCAGCGAGTACATCTACGACGACAGCGTGGACACCACAGAGAAGTCCCTGGTGGTGGACTGGTATTACAAGCGCCGCCGCAACGGCCGCGAGGTGCTGCACTACTGCAAGTTCTGCGGCGACACCGTGCTCTTTTCCACGGAGAACGAGCAGCAGGGCGCGGACGAGCGGGGCTGGTACGATCACGGCAAGTACCCCTTCGTTATCGACGTGCTGTTCCCGGAGGAGGGAACGCCCTGCGGCTACGGTTTCATCGACATCTGCAAGGATCCCCAGAAGCAGATCGACCTGATGAACCAGGCCATCGTGAAGAACACGCTGGCAGGCGCCACGCCCCGCTTCTTCATCCGCGGCGACGGCTCCGTCAATGAGGCGGAGTTCGCCGACTGGACACGGCCCTTCGTCCACGTGGACGGCAATCTGGGACAGGACAGCATCATGCCCATCACCACCATGCCCCTCAACGGCAACTACATGAGCGTGCTGCAGGACAAAAAGAACGAGCTGCGGGAGACCTCCGGCAACACCGAGGCCAACACCGGCTCCGTTCCGTCCTCCGTCACCGCCGCCTCCGCTATCGCCGCGCTGCAGGAGGCCTCTGGCAAGCTGAGCCGGGACATGATCAACACCACCTATCGCAGCTACGAGGAGATCTGCCTGCTGGTCATCGACCTCATCCGGCAGTTCTACGATATGCCCCGGGAGTTCCGCATCACCGGCGACATGGGCCGGCAGGAGTTCACCAGCTACGACAACAGCGGTCTCCAGCCCCAGCAGCAGGGCGTGGACTTCGGCGTGGATATGGGATACCGCTCCCCGGTCATCGACATCGAGGTGGTGCCCCAGCGCGAGAGCAAATACACCAAGGCCGAGTACAACGAGCTGGCGCTGAACCTGTACGGTGCGGGATTCTTCAACCCGCAGAATCCCGACCCGGCGCTGGCCTGCCTGGGCATGATGGACTTCAAGGGCCGGGAGAAGGTCATGCAGCAGATCAGCGAGAACGGCACGCTGCAGCAGAAGCTGGTGCAGATGCAGCAGGCGGCTTTGCAGTTTGCACAGATGGTTGACGCACAGAACGGCACACGCTTTGCCGACCAGGTGGCGGCGCAGATCACCGGCCAGCCCGCTCCCGTGGCGGCGCAGGCCCCAGAGGAGCTGCAGGATGGCAAGGAGAGCGGCGTGACCGCAAAGGCCCGCGAGCGGGCCCAGGACGCCGCCAGAGTGCAATGATCACCGCGCGGTGGAGAGCGCCGTGTTCCCTGGAGATCAGCGGACACGCGGGATATGCGCCGGCGGGGCAGGACATCGTGTGCGCCGGCGTCAGTACCCTGTACGGCGTGCTGGTCGCCGAGCTGGACGAGAGGGAACGACGGGGAGAAGGCACGGTGACCACCATGGGCGGCATCGTGTCCTTCCAGCCGGAGACAGCGGAGATCAAGGGCATCTATGCCATGGTGTGGCGGGGCATCCTCCTCCTCGCCGCCCAGTACGGCAAGTATATAGATGCACAGCGGACGTGGTAGACGCGTCCGCTGTCTTTTTATGCGCAGGGGGGGTATAGAGAACGGCGAAGCGGGTTTGCTACAATGACAGTACCAGGGTTTCGCCCACCTATCAACGGGCAGACAAGGCGGCATCGGTAGCCGCACACAGGAGGATTACAAATGGATATCATCAAGAACTGGTCCCTGCAGATGTTTGCCGAGGGCGGCGAAGGCGCAGCGGCGCCCGGCGGTAACGAGGGGGAAGCGCAGAGCACGGCGGAGAACGCACAGGAGCAGACCGAACAGAAGAAGATGTCTTTTGACGAGCTGCTCAAGGACGCGGACTATGCCAAGGAGTTCGAAAAGCGTGTCAGCAGGCGCGCCGGTTACGAGACGCGCAAGGCCGTGCAGGCCGAGAGACAGAAATATCTGCCGATGCACGAGGCGATGGCGCGCAAGTACGGCATGGACCCCGGCAAGATCGACATGGAGAAGCTCAGTGAAAAGGTGCTGGGCGACAACGATCTCCTGGAACAGGAGGCCGCCGAGATGGGCGTGTCCGTGGACGGGCTGCGGATGATCCGCAATGCCGAGCGGCAGCTCCAGGAGGCGGAGGCCATCCGGGCAGAGCAGGAAAAGGAGCGGGCCTTTGCCCAGATCGTGGCAGAGGGCGAGGCGCTCAAGCAGATCTATCCGGGCTTCAACCTGGAGGCGGAGCTGCAGGATCCACGCTTCGGAAATCTCCTGGCCGGGCTTCAGAGCGCCGGATTCGGCGACGCAGTACGCACCGCCTATGAGTCCGTCCACCGCGACGAGATCATGAGCGGTGCCATGCAGTACGCCGTGCAGCGCACCAAGCAGCAGGTATCCAACAACATCCAGGCGGGCATGAACCGGCCCGCCGAAAACGGCGGCACACAGGCCGCCGCACAGACCAGGATCGACCCCAGCAGGTTCAACCGGCAGCAGATCGAGGAGATCCGCAAGCGGGTGAGCAAGGGCGAGATCATCACGTTCCGATGAGGGAATGGGCGGGCGCAGAGACCCGCCCCTACAGAAAACTACATGAGAGGAGAAAAAGCAATGTATATCTTTGATCTGCAGCGCTTCGCCGACGGCGGCGGCGCGCTCACCAACACCACGCAGAACTACGTCAACAGCTACACCGGCACCGTCACCGCCTTCGACAATCCCGGCCCCAACACCCTGGCCCCGGAGATGAAGACGTTCTACGACACCGACCTGCTGCAGAACGCCAGACCCGAGATGATTCACGCGCAGTTTGCGCGCAAGCAGTCCATCCCCAAGGGCCGCGGCAAGACCATCGAGTGGCGCAAGTTCAACACCCTGGCCAACGCCGGCGCGCTGACCGAGGGCGTCATCCCCACCGGCCAGAAGCTGGGCGTCAGCTCCATCACCGACGAGGTGGGGCAGTACGGCACCTACGTGTCCGTGTCCGATCAGCTGGAGCTGACCGCCGTGGATCCCGTGATCCTGGAGGCCAACACCGAACTGGCCGCCTCCGCCGGCCGCACCCAGGACGAGCTGGTCCGCAATGACATCATTGCCGGCACCAGCGTCATCTACGCCCAGAAGGTGGTATCCGGCGCCAAGACGGACGTCGCCAGCCGCGCCGGCCTGGACGCCACCGCCAAGCTGACCCCCGACACCGTCAACCGGGCTGTGACCTTCCTGAAGAAGAACAACGCCCCCACCATCAACGGTGACTACGTGGCCATCATCCATCCCAGCGTGGCCTACGACCTGCGCTCCAGCGAGGA